GGACCATCTCTCGAAAATAGGTCATTATATCTACAAAGATGTAGTGATGTACACGAGAGTGTAGGTAGATTTGCAATTACTATTAAAGAGTTATTGAATTTAAACCGCCACTCTTTTTGTGAACCGAGAGACGTTTGTGTAGTTGAATTTCCTGAGAGATTTCAAGTCAAGAAGAATATAATTGAACTTTTCAAGAAACACAGCTCATTCAAAAACAAATATGATCTAGTTCGAAAACTTATGTTCGAACACTCTAATGACAAGAGAAATATTCTCCGTATGTCAGAAGAGACTAGTGCTATACAATTTGATCCTAACATGGCTTTTCACGAGAATAATAGCTTGAGATATCGCGGTGTTTATGGTGGTAGATTTTTAAATGATATTGGACATTGTGGTTCAGTTTATACTGAATGTAATTCTGCTTTGCAGAAGGGCAAAATAATCGGACTCCATTTTGGTGGTCACGGTAATAATGCATACATAATGCCCATTTATTATGAAGATTTATCTCCATTGCTGGAACAAATTGAAATTGATCCTATTCAGGAAAGATGTGCTAGTGTTCAAGCTTCTGATCCTTTCGAAGGACAGTTTGAGAGACTAGGTGAGTCTCTCAAAGTTGGAGCTGTAAGTAAAACTTCTTTTAGAAGATCAGCTCTTTTTGGAGATATTATACCCACCAAGAAAGCTCCATGTAAATTGAATCCTTTTTATAAGGATGGAGTTCTCTTCGATCCTGTAGTAAAATCCTTGGAACATTATAACCAAGTGCAGGAGATTGTTATTCCTTTAGATGACTACGAGATTCTTAAAAATTCTGAAATTGACTTTTATGCAAGCGTAGAAACCCGAACCACTGAACGAAGGGTTTACACGTACCGTGAAGCAGCAGAAGGATTAAAAGATGACGCGGAGTTTCGATCTATTTCTAGGAGTACTTCACCTGGTTATCCCTACGTCGTGGATAGGAAGAAGAAGGGCAAGAAAGACTTCTTTGGTGAAGGAGACACATTCGACTTTGATACTAATCAGAGTAGAAAACTTGAAAGAGAAATACAAGAAGATATTGAAGGCGTACGAAATAATATTGTGCCTGAAATGTACTTTTTGGATTGTCTTAAAGACGAATGCGTTTCACTTGAAAAAGCCAGGATAGGTAAAAGTAGAACTTTTTCGGCTGGTAGTGTTAAGATGCTTATTATGTTTCGAATGTATTTTGGAGACTTCTTTAATTGGTTCTTAAAGAATAGAATCAATAATGGAAGTGCCATAGGAGTCAATCCTTACTCTGAAGAGTGGAATTCGATAGCTCTTAAACTTTTGTCTAAAAATGACAAAGTAAACGCTGGAGATTTTTCAAGGTTCGACACGAAGCAAGCTAGTCAAATGTTGTGTTTGGTAGGTGAGATTATTGAAGCTCACTACAAGGGTTGTGATCCTTTTGAAGCCAAAGTTAGAAGATTTTTGTGGAAGAGAATAGTTAATTCTGTTCATGTCTCCAAAGGTTTTCTTTACATATGGGAGTGTGGGTTGCCGTCAGGCAATCCCGGTACGTCAACGATTAATACGATGATTAACCGTATCTACCATAAATTGGTCTTCAAGAAATGTGTGGGAGGAATGAGTGCCTATTACATCTTTAACAACGCAGTCTATTTAATCACTTTGGGTGATGATTGTGTTTTTACTGTTGTAAAGCAGTATGAAGGTGTATTTAATGAGTATGTCATAGGTCCAGTCTTTGGCGAGTTCGGAATGATTTACACACCTGAAGATAAACTGTTAGAAAGGACAGGAAGAGTGAGAAGCATCAATGAAGTATCCTTCTTAAAGAGGAACTTTATTTATAGTCCGTTTATTGGAAAGTTCATAGCTCCTATGTTATTAGAGCCATTACTTGACCAGTTAAATTGGACACGTAAAGTCGACGGGGACCAAATAACCATCGACAAAGCCAATCATGTCTCCTATGAACTTGCTCTACATGGAAGAGATGTTTATGAGAGATATGTTCCAAGAATAAATGACCAACTTTATAGGAGGTTAGGTGTAACACTTTTGTGCACGTGTTACTTTATATCCTTGGAAACTGTACTAAACTTTGAGTCGGATTATTCCGATTCGCAATTGACTACAATGTTAAGTACAACTTTTAAACGTTGCGACAATGACCACTCGTCAGTGAATGATGCGAGTGACATTATAGAAGTTAATGATTCAAATTTCTCTTATAGAGATCTTATTCCAGCCGTAGTTCAAGCAGATGGAGCTGCGGTTGATGTGGTGATGCAAGATGATGCTGTTGTTGCCGTTGAGGAAGTGCCTCTTCCTATGACTACCGATAGGTGGAAACAGTCATTCGATAATTCACACTTGCCTGATATTAAAAAATTTTTAGGCAAACCAGTTCAGGTTGATAGTGGTGAGTTTTCTAGTAGTGATACTGTTTCTACTTTCCCAGAGTATAATTGGGATACCCCTTTAAGTAATACGGTTTATAGTCAGAAGTTAAAAGGTATTTATACTTTAAGGGCTACTTTAGTTTTGAATCTTCAATGCAATGCGAATCCCATGCAGCAAGGAAGATATATCCTGGCTTATCTTCCGTATGGAGGATGTTCAGTGTCAGGATCTCAAACACGTTGGAAAAGGATGCATAGGTTTAGTTTGGTACAAGTTTTGCAACTTCAACATGTTGAACTAGACCTTGCCTGTGATACTTCTGTGGTGCTTAAAGTTCCTTTTTGTAGTGCTTATAATTCCTTTTTGTATCAACCTGATAATCCAAATGATGCTACCATGCCTGGTATGTTTTTCATTTACCCTTATGAAGCTTTGTCTACTCCGAGTGGTTCACCCGAAGCTGGATATACTCTTTGGGGTCATTATGAAAATATAGAATTGGGAATAGTTGGTTCATTGCAAGGTAATAGTAAGGAACCTGGAATGCTCCAGAAAGGACTGGATTTTCTAGCTGAGGAGCAAAGAGCAGGAACTAGGACCATTTCGAAGACTTTGGGAACGATAGCTAATTACACAGGAATGGCTGCTAGAGTTCCACTATTGAGTATGTTTGCAGCTCCATTAGACTGGGCTGTTAATGGTCTTAAGTTTGGAGCAGCAGCTTTGGGTTTTTCTAAACCAAATTTAATAACCCCT